TGGTCAATATTTGTTAAATGTAAATCAATAGAGTCATTTGGATACAGACCTCTCATTTTTAAAATTCTATTGAATTGAACAGTAAAGATACCGTCAAGCCCAACAGTATTTTGAAAGAAATATTCACCTGATGATTTTAAAGTATTACCAAAATCTATGTTCTGTAAATAACCTTCTTCAAAATCAGCTATGTCATCTATAAGATCCTCTGTGGTCAAAACAAGTGCATCAAATTCATCAGAATATAAACAGTCATTACGTTGACCAGGAAAAGGTGCTGCCCCTTGATCTTCTCTTGTTGTCTGTACTAATAATTTTGGTAATTCATCAGGTAGATTTATAACAGCACTTGTAGCATTTGCAGATTTGTTATTTTCCTTATCTCTAAATTTTACTAAATATTCTCCGTTCATTAAAGGAACAATTAAATAATCAGTAACAGCAGCAACTTCTCTTAGCAAACTGCTGTCAGGCCATACACCAGTGCCATCTGTCAAAGCTGAATGTCTGATTATTGCAACTAATTCTTCCTTATTACCTGTATAAGTTGTAGGAATATTCCATTTAATAATCGCCTCATTTTTTGTTGTAGCTTCTACAGATACATTTGTAGGGTCTGGTGGTAGTAATACTGTTGGAACAACAGGGGAAGTTGTAGATGGAATTGATGCTTTTGGTACTGTTATTGTTATTTCTGAAAAAGCTGAGGCTTTTATATTAGGAAAAATTCCAACAGACCTAACTCTAAAAGTTACTTGTGAATTAGGTAATAAATTATCTATTTCAAAAATTGTATCTGTTGTAGTTGCTGTTTTAAGTGAACCGCCACCAATTTGATATTCTATTTCAAAACCCACAGTAGGCCCATTTGTACCTCTTGACCAACTAAAAACCGCTTTACTAGACATGATTAAACTGTGTTAGTGACAATTACTGTATGTTGTAAATTAACAGGAGGTGTCGGAGTTTCATCAAATGAAGTAATATCGGTAAATTCTAATTTTGAATTTGTATCAGCAATTCTATAAATTGAATCATTAAACTGCACTCCTTCTATTGTATAAGTACCATCATTGTTATCTATTACATCAATACATCTAAATTTTTGAGCTTGTACTGTACTTCTTTCTATGACATAAACAGAATCTTGTAATGGTGCAGAAGATGGTGCTGTTAATAAATTTATTCTTCCATCAGAAGTAATTGCATTTATTTTAATTTTTTCTACGGTTCCATCAGCTAAAGTCAGACTTATAAAATCTGTTGAGGAGTTAATATCTGTCAAAACCGTAGTATAATCTTGATCTACGACAACATGAGAAGTAGTTGAACCAGAACCTACACGACCAGCTAATCTAGTTCCAGCCCTCATTTCATCTGCCACTGCAAAAACTTGGCTAGGTAATACAGCCAAACCATCTAGACCTGTTTGAAAAACAACAACATCTGCGTCTAGCTCTTCACTTTTTAACATCCAAGTTCCTAATCTTTCTGCCTGATATTTAGAAGAACAACCAAAAGCGACTAAATCTTTTGTTTGGAAACCATACTTTGTAATCAACTCATAATCTTCTACTACAACTACATTAGGTTTATATAAATTATCTGGATCGTTATATCTTACTCTTATTGAAGTTGATCTTGTTTTTAAAGACGTTCCAGAATAATTAAAAACACCACCAATAACATTTGCATTGTTATAAATATGAACGGGGTCAACATCTTCATCAGGATCTAAATTACCATGATCTGCTCCTACATTGACCGTATTAGCAGCCCAATAAGTCATTCCTCTAAATGCACTAGCAAGGTTTTGTAAGACCTTATATGCGTCATTCTGTGCGCCTATAACAGTATTTATAGCAAATCTTGGCTCTTTACCTTCTAAAGTATCTACTTGATAATTTGCATATTGAGCAAGTGGATATAAATCAACCCAACTTGTATTTGCTTCTTTAATAAAATCACCTGCTCCATGTTTTGTACTTGTGAGCATATCGTAGAAAATACAAACAGGACAAGTTGTCCAGCGTTTTAAAATGTCACCATCATCATCTTGTAAGAGACTTCCATCAAATGCTCCATTAAATTCTAAACTTCCATCATCTCTTACAGTTGCGTTGTGGGGAATAGCTACTTTTAATCCTTTTATTAAATAGGCTCTTGTGGGTAGAGATGAAAAGGCTTCTGTTGATATAGATAAACCTACACAAGCTGTATATGGATAACGACTTTTGAAATCTTGCCTTTCAATCATTGATGTGAGAAATACTCTATTACTTCTAGTACCTTCCAATGCTGTATCTTTAGGTAAATCTTCAAAATCAGTGTCCTTCACTTCATAATCCTCTTCACCAGTTTTTCCTTTTATTTTGTCTGAAGTAAATTTTGTTATTTTTAGTATAAAGGGTGCTTCAAGTTCATTTCCGTCTTGATCTTCTGTTAAATCTATTGGTGGTGTTTTAAACTGATATTCAGAAGTTGAAATACCTTCAAAAGTTTCATCTATTATTTTATTAAATCCAGTGCCTTTCGATTTCAAACGGATTTGTATTCTTACTTTTGCATTAAAAAGTTGGCCTCTTGCAATACCCTCCATTGCAGTGCAAAACAATGATGGAATTGTGAACAAAAATTCTACTGATGTTGTCTGTGGATCTGTTATTTGTATTATTTTTTTACCTGCACCATATTTTCTCTCTGTTACTTTATTTTTAGCATCTACAGTTTCACTGTAATTTTCTCCTATTTCTTCTGAAATATTAGTTAAATTTGATGCACCACCAGTTTGATAATCTTTTAATTGTGCTTGAGTTCTTGTTCCTTCTCTTAACTCAAATTTAAAATGTTTTTTAGGAACATTTGCAGCTTTTATGTTAGGACTTTTTACTGGTGTTTCATTTAAAAATATACTTTCTTTTCCTTTAACAAGACCTTCAATTTGTCCTTCACATAAAAGGTCAACAACTTTAATAACTGACGTTGAATTTAAAGGCATAATTACTTCTTTTTTAAGTTATATCCTACTTGTCTTATAATAAGAGATGCTTTATTAAAAGCCACTCCTGTATCAATAATTTCTATAGACACTTTATAGTTATCTTTACCTGATATTTTTTGATAAGGTAGTTTTGCGATATAAGCGTAATTTTGGTTTGTTGTAGTTAAGCCTTGAATAGTTGATTGGCTGTTTAAAACTAAATCATTCTTACTTTTTTCTTTAACTTTAATTGCATAAGTAATAAACCCATCAATTTTTGTTGTTCCTTCTTCTCCTACAAAATCAATCAAGCCACTAACTTGAAATAGTATTTGAAATTTTTTTACATTAGTACTACCACTTGATTCTCCTACTATATCTACAATATGTTGTCCTTTTTCTTTTTCTAAATCTATTACCTTATTAGATGTTAAATACTGCTTACCACCTAAACTGGCATTTGTATCATTAAATCTTCTTGCCATAATTCCACCAGCATTTGTATATTTACCTTCTAATTTTTCTCCATTAAAACGGACAGAATTTAAATTAGGTGGCCTAATATATGTCATTAAAGGATTAGCGTCATGTGATACTGTTATATCTGTGCTTAAAATATGACCACCAACTAAAGCTTTTCCATAAACCACCGGAATAGTTTTACCAATCCCTACAGTATTTGCTGCTCCTGTATAACCATAACTTTCCGAACCATTAGATCCTCTTGTGATACCACCAGGGCCACCTCCAAAACCAGATAAAGGAGCATCAAAAGTAGGTAGTTGTGGCTGCGGAGAAATCATATCTGAAACACCAGATAATAGAAGAGCACCACCTATCGCTACTGTTGCTTTTGTTAAAAACCCTGCTGCTGCAAGAGATCCTGCTCCAGTACCAAAAAATGCTTTTCCAAATACTAAGGTAGACCCTGGTGCTAGAAATGCTGCTGCAATTAAACCAACACCAGCTAATGCTTTTCCAATTCCACCACTTCCAGAAATGACAGGTGTTATAACTAAATCATTTTTTCCTAAAGGTAAATTTAAATCTTCATAATCCAAAAATTCGCCAGCTTGCACAACTGTAAAACCTATTCCATCTTCATGTGCAGTAGCAAAATATTTTTTTAAATCAGGATGATTAATATAAAGCAACTTTAATGCTTCAATAGGTGATCTCAAATTATGATACACATGAGTTTTACCCCATCTCTCACCTAATTCATCAAGCAGCAGAATTTTATGCTGCATATCTAAAACACCCTACAGTTCTTTTTCTATAATAATGGTTAAAGTACTCTGAACAACTCACAGATTCAAATTTTTGATGTAGTATCATATCATTTTTTAAAAGAACAGCACCGTGCATAGGTTCTTTTGTCCATATCTTCATTATTAAAACATCATCAGGTCTTCTTTCATTTATATCTACTTCTTTAAAATTTAGTTTACTTGCATCACTAAGAAAAATACTTTTACAAGTTTCAAAACTTTTCGGACGTTTATAATCAGGTAACTTTATTCCAAGCAAGGCATAATAATCACGCACTATGGAGTAACAGTCAAAAACACCATACTGCCATTGTCTGCCAATTAAGGATTTATAATTTGCCATGTATCTTGTGGAATAAGGTAAACGTACCAAGGAAGTTTTGTAGCTGTACAAGCTTTTTTATCTGGTTCGCTTGCATTACCGCCTTCTGGATGTGAATGAATAATATACTGTAGCTTACCTTTTGATCTGGCTTTTAAAAAGTCTTTTGGATGTATTGCAAAATTATCTTCTGGTGTATCTGAAATATTATTGCAAGCATAATAAACATCATTAACAACAATCCCACAAGATTCTTTCGGTGATTCTTTTATTGCGTGTTGTTTGGCAGCTTCTTTGAATATCATCACATCTGTAGTCTTGCATTTAAAAATCCACCAAAAGGCACTTTACCAAGTTTTTCATTAAAACGTAATAAACAACTTGAATATCTGTGACCACATTTGTCTAAAGCTTGTTTATCATCACCTGTTAATTCGTTATCATTTGCATCAAAACATTTTGATCCCTTATATCCACATTCTACGCTACCTGCTTGACCAAGTGCTGCATCTGCTGGACTTCTATATTTCCACGGACAAAACTCAACAATTTGTCTTTTTGGCAATCTAAGATTTTGCATATTAATTCTACCTGTAAGTTCAAAAGTGACTAACTCAGGTGTTTCTGCTGCAACTCTATCTATATACCAAATGTCATCAACTTGAGCTATCGCAGTAGGATCTGCTGTTGCATTTGTACCACTAGAAAAATTTACAGCATCTAAGAATTTTTTATGTGTTACTATTCTTTTTAGTTCTGCATTTAGAGGACTATATAAAAGCATTAAATTTGTTATAGCATTATCAGCATTTGCAACAGAAAAAGTTGGACGAGGTAATGTTCCTTTTGTTACTTTGTCAAAACCTTTTACTTGAACGGGTGCAGCAACATAAGTAACACCATTAAAAACAATATTACTTTTCAACTCATTAGTTCCAGCGTGATAATAATATGTTTGATCTACACCATTAACAGCAAGTGTTAATTTAAGTTCAAATAATTCTATAATTGCTGAAGGTTCCAGCTTTTGTATTTCTTCACTAATTTTTGAAGATGATGGTGAAACTTGTGTACTTGTCATGCTTCGGCAACCTCCTCAAATGTTGCATTTATTGTAGCTCTATTTAAATAAGGTATAGTTTTATTCCAATCTCTACAGATAAGTTTTTTACTGGCACTTTCTCCTGGTGGAGTGTAATCAAAATTTTCTACACCAGCCCTAGCATCTAAAAAGGTTTCAATTTCATCTGCATCTGTTTCACTTATGTTTTCCCATTTAAGCCTATACACTTTCAGATTTTGATTTATACCAAAAGTTGATCGTTGAGAATATCCAGACCCAAATTGTGCAATACGAATATTTGGTTTAGATGTTTTAGTTAGTCCATAAGTAGGATTAACTGTTGTTGGAAAACTAGCCATTAACTTAATAAACCTCCAGCCATTTTTTGATTAACAATTTCAGCTTGTATTGCTGCTGCAATAGCTTCACCAAATTGTGCAGCAGATTGCTCGTCACCTTCTACAGAAGTTCCAGAAGCATCTACATTTACCACTACATTGGTAGAGCCTCCACCTAGTTCGTGATTAGCAGTAACTTTTCCTGTTACTCCAGGGGTAAATAATTCTGGTCCCTTCTCTCCAACAATATAAGATTTATTAGGTTTGGTAACACCACCGTTTGCAAAGAAACCACCAATTCCAGGAATTGCTTTAAGCAAAGACGTTGCTCCAAAATCAATAAGTTGTCTGCGAATAGATCCAAATACACTACTTGCTACTTCGCCTAGTGTCATTGTTCCTGTTATTGCACCATCTATAGCATCAATAAGACCTGATTTAACTGTGTCAGCAATTCCTTGATATAAAGTACTTATTCTTTGCAACTCTTGTTGTAATCTTAAAGCATCTTCATACAAATCTCTTTCTGCTCTATGTTGTTCAGAAGTAATATCTAAAATACCACCTTTAGCTTTTATGGCTTGTTCATCAAATTCTCTAAGTTTTTCTTGAATACCAGCTTCTCTTTCTCCAAAAGTTATTGCCTCTGACAAAAATTTATTTTTCTTTTCAACACTACTTTTAATTTCGTCATATTGTAATTTTTGTAATTTTAAAAGATCATTTTGTTCCTTTTCTAATTGAATAGCAATAATTTTATTTTGTATTTCTTTCCTATCTTTATCCTTCATTCTTCCACTTAAAGATTCAAAAAGTGGTTTTAATCTAGGGTCATCATTGTCTCTAGCATCTGATAATAATGATAGTCTTGTAAATCCTGTAATTTTACTTGGATCTGTTTCTCCTGCTGCTGAAAGATTAAGTGCTTTAGCAGCAATAGAAGCTACTTTTGTTAAAAATCTACTAAAGATACTTTGTAATCGTTTTGTTCCCTCACCAAAAGCTCTAAGTGCTTCAACACCATCTTTACCAACAACTTTTTCCATTTCACTCATCGCTGCATTAAAAGCAGCTTGTGTTCCTTGTGTCTTTTCTAATAATTTCAGATATTCACCTGTAGGTGTATTTGCAAGACCTAAAGATTGATTGATTTTATCAATATTTAAAGTAAAAGGTTCTAATGCTCTACCTAATTCATTTAAACCTTGAATAGCAGTAGTAAGTTGCTGAAGAGCAGCAGTGGCAACAAGACCTCCTGCAAAACCTCCCATTTTGCCACCTACTTTAGTTCCTGCAAAACCACCAGCAAAACCAGCTAAACCACCAATCGGTCCTTGTCCAAATAACAATGGAAACGCGCCAGAAATAAGTCCGCTTGTTAAGGCTGCTTTATTTCCTTTGGGGTTTTCCATAGGAAACTGGTTATTATTCTGACCTTTATTAATTTTGTTTGCTAAATCATTATTATTTTTCTTTGCTTTTGTATTGTCCATTATTGCAGTTGTTTCGAGGTCTATATTTTTAATCTGCTTTGCTGCTGCTGATGCTGCTGCTTTTTGTGCTTTTGTTCCAAGTCTTAAATTATTTGCATAATCTTGCAATGCGTCTGCTGCTGCCATTTGCTGATTAGCAGTTTTACCAAAAGCTCCTGTAGATTTATTTACAGTTTTGACAAGAGCTTCCATATCTTGTCTGTATTGTTTTATTGTTTTACGACCACCTTTTCCTGCTGCACCCCCTGTATTACGGGGATTCATTATGTCTACAAAACGAATACTATCTACACTTTTTGTTAATTCTTTTACTTTTGCGTTTAACCTATCAAGACCAGATTGACCTTTTACTCTTAAATTTATATTTACACCGTAATCGGCCACGATAAAACCAAAACTTTATTTTAGTGTACCGCTTTTAGCGTTTTCTTGCTTGTGATTTATTTTTTGCGTTTTGTATAGCTTTCTCTTCGTACTCTCCTTTTAATTCGTAATAAGCCAACCAATTTACATATTCTTCTTTAGTCAGTTTATTTACAAGTTCTTGGACTGTCATTTTTAATTCAGTTGCCAAGAAAAATATAAAATACCAATCGTTTCTAGCTTTTTAAATCTGCCTTCGCTTCCTCCACTTTATATTCATCACCAGAACCTAACATCGCAAGTTGAATCTCTTGTAAAACTCCTGCATTTACTTCTCTTCTTAAAGATGCTTTATGACCATCTTGAAATAATCTTTTACCATCTTTATCTAGTGCTTTTGTAATCATTAAATTTAGAGCAAAATCTTCATTTGATACACCTTCTCCAGACCTTGCAACGATTGATTCTCTTTCTGCAATAGTTAATGGATTCCAATATATCTCTAAAATTGTCACATCTCCCTCTTTTAATTCATACATATATTTTTGGCTTACACCAAATTTGTTCTTGAGCAGTTCGATTGCTTCCATAAATTTATTAGATTGCTATTCTATTATACTAGGCGTTTGCTGTGAATTGACAAGATATTATTCCAATGAAATGACTTCTATCCTCTATTTCCAATGGAGTTGGACCATTTATATCTAATACTCTAGGTTTGCAACTAAATGTATCTGAATAATCTGAAGCATTTACTGAAGTAAGTCCATCAATCACAGATTCAGAAATAGAAGATAAAACAGAAGTGCCTTTGGATTTTGGAACGTAAACGTTACATTGAATCACACCAGCATAATAATCTGACGATGCTCCCTGATTCTGTTGTGTTGATTGAGTAAAGGTCAAACTCATCAATATATACTTTGTACTTTTTCCAGGTGTAGTGTAATGAACATTGTCATAAACCATTTCAACAGTATTATCTGCTGCTGCAACTGCATCTGTCACTGCTTTTTCAAATGCTGCTCTGGTGTTTACTAAAGTCATAATAAAAAATTTTAATAAGAAATAATAGTTTTTGGTTTAACCGATCCAAAACCTTTTGTAGTATATAGTTGTCCAAATCGTACTTTACCTTTATCCGTCATTACTTGTTTTACTTTTTGTCCTAAACCACCTACATATTCTTGCAATTTACCAGTTTCTAAAACATATATCGAATAAACTGCTTTATTACCAATATAAACAGGCTTTTTATAATTAAAAATTCTTTGTTCTTCTCCAATAGGAAATCGTGGATTAATTTCAGGTTTTTCAGGTCGTGTTTGTTTTGTGTAAGGAGGACCTGCTTTTCGTCTTGCAAAAAAATCTAAACTACGTTCTCTTTTGATAGTTGCCCAGGGTTCGTAATTTTCTACCTTATCTGTTGGAATAATTGCAGTTCCTTGAATTTTCCAACTAGAAGCAAAAAACCCTGTCCATACAGGACTAATATCTTTTGATGATAAATCCGTATGAATTCCCTGTAATAGTTCATTAAAATCTGCACTAATCTGTCTATCTAAGTCTTTAGGTAAATCTTTTAATCTTTTAGTAACAGGCATTAGAATCGCACCAAAACAGTAAATAAATAAACTTGTCCACCTCTTTTTGTATCAATATCAACTATCTGTGCAACTCTATTTGAACCAGCATAACTTAATGTAATCTCGTCATCCATATCAACTTGATTATCTCCGATCTGATCTGGTGTTATATACAGTCTCGCTTGTCTCATTTCTTGACCAGTTTCTTCTTCTGACCTAATAAATGATATTGGAACTTTAATACTATAAGCAGTATCAGTTGTGGTCAAAGCTCCTGTAGAAGTATTGTAAGAAGGAGAGGCTTTCTTTGTATAAGTGATACTGTAATCTTGTGATGTACCTAATTGAGATACAACACTCTTAGCTGCGTTTTTAAATAATGAATCTAATTGACCTGCCATTATCCTCTAACCACTCTAAGTTGAAAACTACCAGCACCACCTAAAAGATATGCTCCAAGATAACTTTGTAGCCACGGGTAAACATCTAAAATATTATTTACAGATCCAGTTCCCTGACTATCAGTATTATATTTGACTTGCAAATCTCCTAATTGCACTTCAGAAAAATTACCATCTTTACCAGTAGTTCCTGTAATAGCATCAGTATCATTCGCCAATGCTCTAGCTAGTTCATATTGTGCATATTTAATATTATTAGGTATTGCAGTACAAGCCAATTCAACACCATCTACCTGATAATTATTTCTTGGAAACTTCAATGCCTGACTATCATCACATCTATCTCCATAAAATACTAAGGTATCAATCCATCTTGTAGCTGATATTAATGCTCTTTTCTTTTGGTCATCTGTTTTATTAGTCCAAGTTGAAGAGTCTGGGGAGGTATCGAAGTAATCGTTAGCTTCAGACAAAGTGACATAACTATTAGCAGTTTCACTTTTTAAAGTTGCAATTATGGTAGCTGCCACGATCTATAAGGTAATTTAGTTTTATTGTAGCGTAAAGAAAAAACCCCACCAATATTTGATGAGGTTTGATGACCACAATTTAATCTTATCTATTAAAGAGTTGTATTATCAAGTGGTGTGTTAACTGTTAACTGAACCATAGGTATTAAGTCAGCATCGTATGTTAATGCCCACTTAGCTTTTGCACCTAAGTCAGAGTTTGTTGGGTTGTCACCAGCATCATTCCACTTAGTACCCATGATGTGATAAGTACTGTGATAATCAACTGAGATAACATCCTGCTTAGAAAGTACGTTTCTTTCTGCTTCAATAGCCAAGTCTTGCTGAACACCCTCAAGGATTGTTCCAGACTTAATTAAGTAGCAGTAGAACTCCTTAATGTGTCCACTAGAACCAGGTACTACAGAGTTAACTGAAGAATCAACAACTACATTCATACCAGCGAATTGACCTACTGATCTATCAGTAATGCCAACACCACCGCCACCCCATTGGATGCCAGTTCCAGTTGATAATGCAGTAGTAGAGAATGTTAACATACCAACCTGATATAGGTAGTAAGCAACAGATGGATGAACTACGATTGTATCTAGTTCTTCGCCTCTT